TCCCGCAGAAGTCAAAACTTCTCGCGTTTCCGAATCGTCTTTATTTTTAATAACCTCAAGAACCTCAAGGGCACCAGCAACTTTCAAGTACGATTCCTTTAGAGAAAGAATTTCACTCTCAGCGTTGCGAATTTTTTGCACTAAATCAGCTTGTTGAGAATCTAGCTGAGACTTTAATTCTGTAATAAAATCAGACATGGAACTAGTTAGTTTCAGTTATGTTAACAGATTATTAGCGTTTAGCAAGTGGGGTTAACAACCCAGCGACCATCTCTAACGCCCTGTAGATGTGATTTGCTACGACATCTGATTTAGGAGTCTTGGTTACGTTGATAATAAGTAGCGCGATAACGTGCAGGTGAACAAGGACTGTTGAAAAATCTTGCAAACTCTGGGCAAACAAATGAAGTTGCTTGCTCATGGTCAGAACGTCCATCCCCAACCATTGGCACCGCCACCAACAAATAAACGTGGGTCCATATTAACAAAACTGTAGTGTTGATTCTTTCCTGATGTCGGGCCTTGGGCTAACCAGCTTCCGTTAACAAGATCAAGTTCTCCAAATGGATCTTGAACTAACCAGTAAGAATCAGAAAATCCAGAAATCACAATGAAATGGCCGCCTCCACTGGGGCGACCAACTGTTCCGTGATGAAGAATTCCTACAGCAACCGGCTTTCCTTTTTCAATTTGATTTTGAATATCTTTGGCATCTAAGTTCATTTTGAATGAGGCCTTTACGCCTAAATCATCCAGAGCTTTGAAGTGTGCTTCCCTAGTTGTAGTATCTCCATGTTTGTTAACATAGTGGAGATAGTCCACATCGTCTTTAATCCCTTTTACTCCAAGGTATTTAAGGCACATGGCAATCGAGCTAGTTTGGCACTGTCGCCAGCCCTCCGATCCATTGTCTCGTTGCCAAAAATATGGAAAGTCACGAAGATATTTTAAATTCCCATCAACAGCATAAGGTTTTTGTTCCGGCACCAAACCAAGCCAGTGGCCATTAAAAACCCACCAAATGCCAAGAGGCCCCATATCAAGCTTGGTGTGCCCGTCTTTGTACCCTACTGGAACACAACCTCTATAGGTCCTGCCTTGATATACTTTTGCTTTCTGGGCATTACTTAAAGTATCGGCAGCAACTGGTTCCTTCTTAAACCAAGTTTGCTGCTTAGAGGTAATGTCAACTGAAACAGTCATTAAGGTGAGTAATGCTGTACTTATCTTACCTTAACAGCGCGGAAAAGGCTTTAGCTAGTGCTTACGTCGCCAGGGGAGCACTGAGTTGAAAAATTGACTAAGCGCTCAAAAAGCAATTACCAAGTGGAGATAGAAGCGCGTTTCCAAGTGTTAGCGGCTACGCAAACATAGATAAAACCAGAATCCCAACAAACTTCACCAGCTGTTCCAGTTGCTGTTGCTGATGCCGGAGTCTTTGATGTGACGATTCTGATACGATCTCCGTTAACAGTTAAGTTATTTGAAAACGTGGCGTTACCGGTTAAACCTATTGTAAGTCCTGCAATGCCGTTTGAAACCAAACCAACGGAACCCGGTGATGGGCTGTAGATACCTGTGTTGTATGAGTTTGCAAATTTAAGAGCACAGCTGCCTAATGAACCCGAAGATAAGCCAGAATTATTGCCATCCTCTCGCATTAAAGGATAGCCGCCTATTTGTGAGTTATCGTGTACAACAAGCGTATTTTTAGTAGTATCAACAGTGGTTTCACCGACAGCGCCAGTAAAACTTCCAGTCTCTGCCGTTGTGCCCCGCCTAAGTTGTACCTGAGTTGCCATGGCGCACTAATTTTCCTTTATTTTAAGCTGTTGCATCTTTTATAATAAGAAAAAACAACTAAAGTTGTGATTGGAATTGACCCGAGCAGTGTCACTGCTGTTGTAACTTTTGGTGTTGCTACCTTTGCAGGTATAGGAAGAGCGTTAAATAATTTTAACGATAAAGTAAATAAACGGTTTAAAGCTGTTGAAGATGAAATCAGTGACTTAGAAACCAGTGTAATTAGGGATTACGTGCTTAAACAAGATTTTCTTCGTGAGATGCAAGCAGTACACCATAAATTAGATAGGATTTGGGACTACATGGTGCACCACAAGAACCTGGAAAATTAATTGAAATTGCCTGTTGTAGAAGCAAACCTATTCACAGTATAGAAGTTGTGTTCAAGAGGAGTTGCCTATTACACTGCAGGCAGCCACGTAGTAGTTGCTAGATCATAAACATAAAGTTTGGACAGTGCTTTATCATAATGAAGTTGTCCATCTACAGGATTACTGGGTTTTCCTGTGCTAATCGATGCTACAGCCTTTGGTGTTTGCCACGCAGAACCGTCGTAAATTTTTAAAATTTTTGTGCTGGCCGTATCTAACCAGGATTCTCCTTTAGATAGTGACGTGTAGCCCGTGGGAGATAGGTTGGGAGCAGCGCTGCCGACAAATGTTGGACCAATTTTGATTAGCGTGGCGTTAGCACTATCAGCAAAATAAAGGCCGGGATCACTGGCATTAGCGTTTAAAGCTAGCTCACCGACGCCAAGTTTCGATGGCAACGGACGATCATAAAGAAGAGTAGAGCGGCGGCTAAGGATCTGTACAGTCATGATTAATTGTAAGTGCCGGCGTCAACCGTAAATTCTTGACTAATATATGGATTGTAAGTTAAACAATCAAGAACTGTTACGGTATTGGGATCTTCTGTTACGGTACCTGGAAGCGTAGTGCTTGCTCCAGGAATCGAATATGGAACACCGTTTAAATAATAACCACCATTTGATAAGCCGTACAGATACGTAACATCGTAGTTATATAAGGGTTGATCAAGCATTCCAAATTTTTCACTAAGAATTTGACTAGGCTCAATGTTTAATAATTTACTCATCATGGCAGACATTCTTTCGGTACTGTTTTGCAAAATACCTGCACGATTTAAGTTATTGTCATCGCGTCGAATATCGTCAGCCATCATCATGGATACTAATTGTGGATCGTAGTTAGCAACTTTTTGGGGAAGATTATTTTCACCTGAAATAGTCGTGCTCCCAGCCCATTTCATGCCCTGCTTCATCATTAGCAAACGTTCCGCCGATTTTCTAAGCCGCTCGTTTTCTTTATCAAAGTTATTGTAAAAAGCATCTAAACCATCTCCAATAGGCTTATCACTTGGCTCTAATAACCAAGCATCAATAAACTGATGATGTTTAATATTACTTATTGTGCAATATCCTGAAGCCGTTTCACTAAACGGGTACACAACTTGAAAATTATTTTTGTCAATGACTTGTGTTACTGTGTATTCTCCAGAAATTGCAGATCCGCTTGTAAATTCTAATTGAATTCTGCTGTTTATTTCTAACTCATGATTTAATACGGTTACGACTATGTTGGGTCCTGATTGTTGATAATTGCCTTGGCCCAGGATGGGCATATTTCCTTCATCATGATTAATAGAAAACAAAGCAGCGTAAATGTGTTTACACCACCTAATCTGGTAATACTGTAAATTAGTGTATGATTTTTCTGTAGTATCTGCATAATCAGGTAGAGCATAAAACCCGGCTACCGGCGTAATAAAGCCAAGATCTCCATATGTACCAGGATTATCACGAATATTACTTATGCTGTCATTTTTATTGAGACTCTGACCTGGTTTAGTAGAAGTAATAGGGGTTACAGGGAACCTACTATCTTGCAAAGTGTTGTATAAATTGTATCCTTCACGACGCATAAAATCTTGGCAAGTACACTGATAACGCATTTCGGTGGTTAAAAATCTACCAACTATAAAACCACGCTCAGCCGGCTCTGTTGTAACTGTTTTATTATTTATTGTTTTTGCGCCATAACTATCATTACGTTGAAAAATCAGTTCTGTCGTAATGTAGTCAACGCCGGTCATTGTATAACCTACGTAGTCACCATAATCGTAACCGGGGATTAAACGGTTAACAATTAGGCTGCCTCCAGTAACACCACTATCTACGGTCGTGAACTGAAGTTGCACACTAGAAGTAACTGTTACAGTGTATTGTTTTGACGTTACACCTCCACCTAAAATATAAACAAAAATTGAATTCCCCGTGGATAATCCATGCGGTTGCGTACAGTTAACAGTGACTGTTGTCCCAACGCGACTATAAGAAGAAGGGATTCCTGGATCCCGCTCGACAACCCGGTCAACTAAACGCTCATTAACTAAAAGTTGTATGGGAGAAAAAATAGAACGTAATTTAACTCGTGTTTCCGTCCAGCGAAGATCATCAAATGTGGTAGATACCTGTACACTCACATCTCCTGATGTAGTAAGAGGAGCAGCTGCTAAACAAGTAAATGTATTACTTGTTATAGATGTAATAGGAAGCGTGCTAGTAACAGCTGTTCCACTGGCAAAAACTAAATAAACGTTATCACCTATTCTGAAACCGTGATTATTTAGAGTAACAACAATATTGTTACCTGATTGAGTATAGGTTGCTTGATTTGCTGTTCCTAAATAACGAACAGCAAGAATAGAAAGCCCAAGATTATAAAAATTAACTCCATTTGCATCGCGTATTCCTACAAGTTGTTCGTTAATTTCTTGATTATCTGTAGGAAAAGTAAAAACACGTGCAGGAATAAAGAAACCTGGAAACAGTTGATACGCGCAATACATCCGAAAGTCGCCATATTGCGACCGTTGTTCTGCAAAAGAACCTAAAGTACTTTGCGTAATGGTGTAAAGCTCATATCCACGGCGCCAGCGTGTCCACACAGAGTCGTGATCATAAAAGCCGATTCGACTTCTGTATTCTGTATTTTTGGGTGTAAATTTAAATGGATTATCTAGTGCAGAAAAATCTGTTTCTTTCTTTTCACTGGGACTGTTAAATCCTTTTGATAACCCACCGTCAAAATTTTTGGCTGAGTTGTTAAATTTATTGCTGCCAAAGGCCACAATTTAAAATTAATAGTAACCGGCTTGTACGTTAACGTAGAATCCATTGGTCATAGAAGTTGTGCCACTAACAGCTGCATAAAGAGCAGATCCGCGAGGCAGCATTAAACCAGTAAGTTTAGGTGCAATACCAGTGGTGGTACTAAGTGTATTATCGGAACCTGATTGAACAACTGGGTGGTTAATGTAAGGCAAATCTTGTGAAAGAGTTAAACTATACGACTGGTTTTGCCAAGTAGCCGGAATATGGGATGTAAATAGTGGGAAAAGCTGATTAATGTTGTTGATTGAAGAAGAGTTTACCAGATAAAAAGCAATGTCGATTGGCGGATAATAATTGACGTTTCCGGATGTTGTTGATGAGCTTGCAGACGTTCCTGTAAAAGTGGTTGCCGTGACTGCAGTAACCGTAATAATTTCGTCTACACCACTACCGCTTGTGTAGTCCAGATAAATTTTATCCCCAATTAAAAGGTTGTGCCCGGAAGAAGCAGTAACGACAACAGTTGTACCTGTTTGCGAATAAGTGCCCGTTGCGGCAGGCATCGCATCAATAAATGTGTTTACAGTTTTGCTATATTGAAGATAAATTTCGTCAATATAGCCACCACTAATAGAAGTATCTGTTAATGCCGAATCGACATCAAATACTTTGGTGACATTACCAACAGCAGTAGGAATAATACTGGTTGAAAAAAGTTGTCCAGATGCAACCGTTAGCAAGGTGCTTGTACTTGCTGGACGGTCAACCATCATTGGCTGCTTATTTGTGGATGAACTGGACACTTGCCTCTAAGCTCCCTTCGTGTTATGTTGAAAAGGTCTTCTGATTTCTTGATTCTAATGCAAACAACTTTTTTGTGCGGGTTCTGCGAAGCTCCTTTCATTTCAAACGACGCTGCGGCAACGCGGTACCGGTTAAAACAGAAAGGGGTTGTGTATTGCTCAAGAGAATGTGCTTCCTCTAGTCATGGAGCGTTAAAACATTACCCATCTGAATACGCTTCTTGGCACAGCATGCGTCAGCGCTGTGACAACTTTAAAAATACAAATTATTCAAGATACGGTGGAAGAGGAATTACTTACGATGAAAACTGGTGCCGCTTTGAAAACTTTTTGTTAGACGTGGGAGAAAAACCAGAACCAAACATGGAATTAGATCGTATTGATAATGATGGTAATTACTGCAAAGAAAACTGTCGTTGGGCAACACGAAAAGAACAGACACGCAACCGTGGAGGAAAACGTGCTACGCGACTTTACACTTTTAATGGGAAGACGCTGTGCATCGCAGACTGGGCAAAAGAAATAGGAATTACACCACAGTCTTTACAAAAACGATTGAACAAAGGTTGGCCCTTGGAGATAGCGCTTAGCCCTGAAAGGCACGATGGAGGGGATCGATCCAAGCACGTGACACCTGCTGAAAGTCCGCCAAAAGGTAAAACAGTACGAAATAAAAACGCCAAATTTATTACCATTGATGGCGTTACAAAAACATACACAGAATGGGAGCTTGAGAAAGGACTTAGTAAAGGTCTTATCTCCAAGCGACTTCAACAAAGTTGCACACCCTACGAAGCAGTTATGAATCCTGTACGAAAACAGTAGTTTTTTTCTTCAATTCTTTTTGTTTTTTCTTTTCTTCTAGCCACAGCTCCATGTATTGGAGTTCTGCTAAAGCAAACTGTTCAGGATGCTTGAGGGCGTTTTTAACCAGCTTTTTTCGTTTTGTCACTGCCTTTACTCCGGCTACTTTCTTCCATTCTAATCCGTGCTTTCTTCACAGCTTCCTTACGTTTCTCTTTATCGCCTTCTTTTTTCTCTTCAACAGAAGACTCACCACGCTCCCCCTTCTCTTCTGCTTTAGCTTTAAAATGTGCTAAGAGCTGGGGAGGCATTTTTCCTTTTGTGGCCATAAAAAATTTAATTTTTTAATATTCTAAGATACGTAACCGGTTGTTTTCTGGTTTTGCTGTTGATTTTCAATATCTTCATTATTGCGGACGGTTACAGGCTGATTAGCAAACTCTTTAGCTAAGTTTAGGTACTTACTCCGCTCCTCAAACTGCATGCCTTGAGAAGCACCGGTAAGACCTTGATTATACAGACCAGCCATTCGCGTTTTTAACTCTTCGCTGACTGGAGCAGCATCTACAATTTTTCCAACAGGGGTGCCAGGACCGAATTGTTTTCCCATGGTTGTTATTGCGGAATGTTTGGAGTACGTAGCTCTGCAGAACCTAGTATAATCGCTGTATTTACTGGGGGCAGGCCAGTCGACCTAGTTAATTGTGTATCTAGTGCTTGGCCAGCCATTCGTCGGCCTGGTGTTCCTTTGCTTTGTTCAAACTGACTACCGGTAGCAGCGTAGCTTTCACTGGGAGACAGGTTTCGCGCAATACCTAGTGTGTATCCTCCAGTTTGCAATGTTTTAACGGCGGGGCGTTCGGCTTTAGAAGGAGTACGATCCTCAGCGTGTCTAGTAAGATTGACACGTTGATTAAAACTTCCTAGTTTTCTCATTGTTTATAAACCCCATTTAAATTATTTTGCTGAGAATTTCTTGCCAGGTCAACCGGAGGAATGGGGTCCGAATGAGAACGCGAAACTTCTCGCATATAAGCGGGGTTGTTCAATTGGAATTGAGGTTTTTCAATTCCGTTATAAGCAACAACATACGGACAATGTAAAGTTTTTACAGAGCGGTCCATGTTAAAAGGATCGCTAAATCCTGCAGTTGTTATGCTGCCGTCGCCGTATAAGTTTCCGTAAGTAACTGGAAAACTTTGGCTATATCCGGGGACCTGAGCAAACCTCATGTCATTAAGTTTCCGCCAGAATTAAAGGCAGCCATTAAAGCAGAAAGAGGGTTAATGGCTGGTTTGTTGACATAGCTATTTAAAAAAGCAACTGGATCAACTGATACCTCTTCTGCATCACCTGCGTCTTTTTTATTTGCCAAAATAATGTTGTAAGTGTTGCCTGCAGGTGTTTGCGCTTGTTGCTGTTGTTGAACAACAGGTTGGCTACCTGGCATCACGTCAGTTAATTTTCCGCTTGCATCTTTTGTGCGGCCAGTAAAGGCCCACTCCAACTGTTGCGGCGTTAAGTTTGCGGTTCCAGATAAAGCTGCATGAACATGTGTTGCGTGTCCTGGGTCACCTGGACCCAAGACTTCGGACAATTGTCCTAACTTGCCAAGACGATATTTAAGTTCTCCTGTTCGTTGCTGCCAAGAAATAGGTTTGCCGCCAGGATATGCTGGGGCTACGTCAACGTTTGTAGGTGCGGTAATGTCAACAGCTTTGCCAGAATAGTGGTAAGAGCCCGGGGCATGTGTTCCCACACGCCCAGACCCAAAAGCAGGGTTTTCTCCTACAACCCACCCATATTGTTGAGCGGCTTTACCTAAATCAACAATGTTAACCCCAGCCATTAGCTTAAATCGTACCTATCGCCACTGTTAAAAGCAGCCATCAATGCAGAAAAAGGATCGATAGAAGATTTGTTAATATAGTCATTTAAAAAATTAGCCGGATTAATTGACAATTTTTTTGTATTTGGGGAATCTTCACTCACATAAATATTATATGTGTTAGCTGCAGTTCCGGGTTGTGTTGTTTGTTGAGAAGTCTGCGTTGTGGGGAGATTGTTAGGCAATCCCGCAGCGCTTTTTTGTACTTCAGGTAAGAACTGCTTATAAGCACCTGATTTATATGTTGTCCAGGCACCAAATCCTGAAGAATCTTTGACTTGTTTAGCAGCACGTAAATTTGTTGCCGGGTCAAAGAGCTGTTCGTTGCTTTTTAAACCAAACTGTTTAAGCCGGGCTGGCCCAAGGCCGCCAATCATATTGATTTGTGCTAAACCGTATGATTTATCCCCAGTGGCAGCATTTGGGTTGTAAGCGTTGGGGTTTCCACGCGACTCGGCTTTAATGATGGCAGCCATTGTTTGCGCATCATTACCTTGGAATCCTGCACCTTGTGCAAGTTGTAAAAGTTGAGAAGATGTTAATCCCATTGGTCGAGGCTTAGCGGAAGCTGTTTTCGAACATAAGACGAGTGCCAACAGCAGTGTCAGCTGGACCAGGAAGGGCTTGGATGAACTCAGCACCTTCCCGATTAAATCGATACCTCGCTTGTTCGGGGTTTCGGTAATTCGGAACATACAGATGGAGGGCTAGTCGATCCGTCTCGTATATGTAGATTTGCGTCCAGGTTTTTAGGGCTTCTTTAAAATCAGAAGTCGAAATCGTACGCGAAACATCACCCGAAATGTTTTCAAGACGATTTTTTGGTGTTGCAAAATTATTTACACTGCCCGACATATCGGTGCGTTTTTCAGCTTCATCGCACCGCGTAACCTGTTCAGAAATCTTGCTATACCAGAACGAATCTGGAATGTTATTCACAGCTTCCTCCAGTCGAGCTTGGTCGCCGGCAGGGATCGATGTGTTGTTGTATCCCAGATGCCAACGAACTTTCGACTGGAGGAAAGTGTCAAGTTTCATTACTTAACAACAGTGAATAATTGATGTACACAATGTGGCGTGTACACCAATCATTCTACACGGATAAGATTTTCAGAAATAATCTCATCCCAATCAACTCGTTTAATTGTTTTGAGTTGATCAAGTCGTGTAAATTTTTCACCAGACATTGAAGTTTGTAGGTCCTTAATGTCCCGCGCTGTCTTTAAACCAACGCCGGGAAGGGTGTCGGCAATTTGACGAGCACTTGCAGTGTTGACGTTGAGCCTGGTATCAAGAGGGAAAGTTTCCTTGTTAGTTGGCTTTGCAGGTTTAACGCCTTCTTGCTCCAGCTGACCCGTCAAGCGTTCTTCTGCTTGCAGTTTTTCAGTGGTGGCATCTAACTGAGGAACAAGGTCTTCCTCTTCAACATAGAGAACCTCATCTTGCGCATCAACGCACATGAAAATCCCTTCTCCATGCATGGTGACAACTTCAAGAAGTGCTCCTGTTGGCTTGTACCGGTACAGCATTCGTAAACGATAGTGACTACCAGTACAATACCAAGGTTTACCCAAAAGCGCTAGGTCAATAAAAAAGCGGGCCACAGGGACCCGCTTAATATCTGCTTTAAAAAACAGATCAGGTGTCGTCGCCGCCCACTTGAGAGGCGAAGTCGATGAAGCCTTGGATATCGTTCCAAGACACAGCAGGAGCAGCCTGAATGTAGTTAACCCGAGCAAGAATGTAAGCCTTCTTGCCAGCTGCAATGTCAGCATCAGAAATGTACACACCGCCGCCAGAGGGGGAAGTGGTGGTGGTTGGCAGAGCTGTTACAGTGCTGACTCGGAAGGTGGTGTTAGCTGTAAGCTTGTACACCAAGGAGTTAGCAAAGTCAGAAGCTGCAATAGTAGAGCTGACAGTAGAGGGGAAGGGAACAAAACCACCCGTGGTGCCGCCGCCAGTAGTAGCGGAGGAGCCTTGAGCAATAGTGTTGCTGGAAGCAGTCAGGTAAGAAATGGCTGCGTTCACACCAGTGACCTGGGTGGTCGGAATCGCCAGAGGGTTGCCACTGGAGGTCGGACCAAGCAGAAGGATGTCTGAAGCGTTGGTAAACTTCAGGTCAGCAGTCACGGGATCTGCAGGATAGCCGGGAGCCGGTTCGGCTGTGGTGCCAGCAGGAAGATCTTTTGCAACGGCGAGCGAAACGCCATAAACATAAGAAGGAGCTGCAGAGGAACCAGGAACAACCAGGGTCGAGATGTTATCACGAACGCGGTCATCCGTACGACGATCAGGCGAAGGGATGATCAGATCGAGGCTCTTGTAGCTAGCGGCAGTGCCACTTGCGTTGCTGACCGGCACATAAGCGATCAGCTCATAAGCAGCAAAACCAGGCCAACCATACACACCTTCAGAGTTGAAGGAGGAAAGGCGATTGATCTGAGCACCAGGCTGGAGGATCTGGCCAGCACCAGTTTTATAAGTTGCCATTGTTAGTTACCTCAGGGAGCGATGGTGAAAGCAGAGGTAATGAAGTCTTTGTTCAGGTTGGCGAAGCCAGCGTACAGCTGCCAAATCAGGATGATAAAGCGGCTGAAGTCATCGTTGTTGTTGATGAGAACCTGAGCATTAGGACCACCGATACCGACGCCCACTGCTTGAGGACCGAAGAACAGACCAGGAGGAGTGTTGTAGGTTTTGGAACCACCGCCGTCGCCAAGGTCAACAGTTGCTGTTTTGCTAGCAAAGTTAGTGGATTCGAAGAAACGAACGCCTTCAAACACAAACCCTGTAGGCATCACAGGTTCGCCAGCCACGAACATGGCTTGGCCGTATTGACCACCACCATAGATCGATTGGTTAGGACCACCGGCACCCATCAGAGGGTTGCCTTGACCCATGCCAGGATAGCGAGCAACTTCGCGGAAACCTTGGTCAGCGCGGAGGTCGCGCATGAACGTAGGGTCAGCAATACAACGGTAGTAACCGTCTTGGAACACAGGAACGTTCCGCTTACGCAGCTGACGAACCACTTCCAGGAGGTCGGTCTTGACATTGAACTTATAGCGCTCCGAAGCGTATTCGGTGGCGGTGTAAGTAGAAACGGTGCCGGATGTGCGGGAGTGACCGTTGGGGTAGTAGTAACCACCTTGGGTATCGCCAGATTGGCCACGGGTTTCCGATTTGGCCATTTCATCCAGGAACACCCGGTCACGCCAGCGACGATAGTCGTCGAGCAGTGTCAGCGAACCGATGGACTGGTGGAACATGTTAAGGTTCCCGGTGTCCAGCAGCAGACGCTGAGCTGTCATCAGGGTCTCACGAGCGATCTTGAAGGTGCTCGGAGCGTTGGCGTTGTTCGGGTCAGCAGGACCGGTGTACTCACGCAGAGACACCAGCACTTTGTCCTTGACGATAGCCCGGCTGCTTGCGGTACCGATCGTTTGATCTTGGGTACGCTCGCGGCTGGTCTTGGTACCAGGGTTGCCCCAGAAGCGGTACCGATCAAGTTGCACGGTCTGACCGGGCTGTTTTGTGAAGTCGTGGACAACGACAGGCTCGGCTGCCATTTCCACGATGTAAGCCGGGTGGGGGCGATAAAGCTCCGCACCTAACAGCTTAGGAAAATCGTTCTCCTGATCTCCAATCTCTTGAAGGGGTGGACTATCTCTTCACCCTCTAGGGGTGCCGGGCGCTAGTGGCGTATTACAGATGAAGCGTCATCTACCGCCTAGTCTCTGCACCTTCCAACTACGAACTTAGTTGGCTTGGCTCAGGATTACCCTCGGCTTAACGTTAGGGCTTCCCTGAATTCACCCGGTGTTCACTGAACAATTGCTTGCTCAGGCGACAACGTTGACTGCTCAGTTAAGGCATGCTACTTTGGTAGTACGTTGTTTATATACAACATGAAACCCAAAGCTGTTCCAGGATTTGAAAACCTTTACTTGGACCATAGTGGTCAGCCTTATCAAAAACTTAAAGAAGAATTTGTTGGGCTGCCCATTAGTAAAACGAGTACTTATGATCGCGTTTCAGTTTTTCAAAATGGAAAAAAAGAACGCCACCACATACATGTTTTAATGGCTGTAACGTTTTTGGCTCTTGATTTAAATAAACACGGTACAAGTAGTGATTCGCTCCAGGTTGATCACAAAGACGGTAACAAGAAAAACAATTCTCTTGAAAACCTTGAAGTGGTGACAAAACTGGAAAACTACAACCGAGCTTTAAAAGCAGGATGTTATTCCAAAAACGGTTACGCTAGCAAAGGAAAGGCAAAGAAAACTTTAAGAAAATTTTCTATTGGTGATATTGAACAAATTAAACAACTTAGATCTGATGGTTTTTCTTATCGAAAAATTGCAGAGAAGTTTAATTGCAATCACTTAGCCATTTATCAAATCCTTAAAGGAAAAACCTATCAGGATCTGAGCTAGCTATCGATAAACATGTCGGTAATTCAGCGTAGTATTTGGCTGAAACCAGGATCGGGAAGATCCTTGGAAATAGCAGGACTTGGTAAACCAATCTTGCTAATGACCTGGAACTTCCGTCCCATTAAAAAAATTATAGCAGAAACTTACTTATAGCTGTTATTAACTTCCGGGTACAAACCCACCGCCAACAACATTACCTGGGTTGTAGTAGTTGTTTGGCATCTGCCCCATCCGATGATAAGGATTGACGGTTTGCGTCTTATCCTGCATTGCAATTTGTTGTGCTTGGATTTCAGGAGTCAATCCACGTGCAGCCATTTGTTGCTGCTGTAAGGCACTTAGTTGAGCAGCTTGTTGTGCAGCATTAACTGCTGCTTGTTTTGTCCGAGACTTGGCCTTGGACTTAGCTTTTTTTGCTTTAGATGAATCCATGATTACCTCCGAGCACGTTGTTGTGCTGCATTTGTCCCTAGTTGTTGAGCAGCTGCAATAGCACTATCAACTGGAAGTTGACCGGTAATTGGCATCGCACCTGTCAACATGCGTTGATCCATAACGCGACCACTATCTTGCGTAATTTGTGCAGCTTTAAGATTATGAGCAGCCAGCAGTCCATACGAAGGTAGTGGAGAACCTGGCATATTCAACATTAAATATGCGTCAGACAAATTAGAAGGCATCGGGGACGATTGAACGTGCGGCGAACCAATCGGAGCAACTGCCCCACTACCGCGTTGAACTGCATACTGATCGCTATTTCCTGCCATCAGCTGCTCTTGAATATTGCCAGCGCCAAAAGCAACAAGATTAGGTGATGCCAGCGCACCAACAGGCCCGCCCGCAGTACCAATTTGCGAAAGAAATTGTGCGGTTCGAGCGCCGGCGTTAGCTTTTCCTGCCATGTTTGTGATCCTTAATTTTAAAAGGAGCTGTACTCTTTGCTTACTATTCTAAACTTAGTTGATCAATAAACAATAGGCATTTGAACACCAAGTTGTGTGCCTAAGTTTTGACCAGCCATACGATCTTTTTGCTTGCCTTTACGAGCAACTGCGGCTCCAATGGCACCAAGTCCTAAGGCTCCTGCACCTAAAAGACCTGCACCAAGAGCAGCGCGTCCTGTTTGACCTAATGCATTTAAAGCTGAACCGCCTGCTTGAAGACCCGACACTGCTCCAACTGGAGCACCCATATTCGCAAGTTGGTTACCCAGTTGACCCATTGCAGACGCGCCTGCTTGTGCAGCGCTACCCCCAATTTGCGTTAACGCCGGAGAAATATTAGCTCCTAATTGTGAAAGAAGGTTAGCAGCTTTATTACCAATAGCCATGTTAACAAATAAAAAGGGGCAGCTTTTGCTACCCCTTATTCTACGTTTGGTTAATTTCTCGATAAACGGTATTTACCCGTTTTCCGAGTATCATTCCATCACCAGGAGTTTCTGACGGAACACTTCTGGGTTGGCTTGAGCTTGGTTCAGATAGCGCCAAGCGTTTGCAGGATCGCGTTCGGCCAAGGAGCCGAAGCTATTCCAGAAATCGCCAGGGTGACCTTGAGCCTGAGGCTGCGGAGGAGCAGGCATTTCAGGACGCTGAGGAGCCACAGGAGCAGCGCCAGCGGGGCGTACATACTGCTGACCCACTTGCTGACCGTAGACAGGAGCGTCATCGGGAACGGGGTAAGGACCGTTTTCACCGAAAAACTCGCAGGTGTAGTCGGCCAGGACATCTGGATCAGTCAGAATTGTCTCGTAAGCACGGTGCTCATTGTGCAGTTCTTGAAGCAGGTTTACTGCATAAACCAGTTGCTCATTGGTTTGGATTAGGGCATCCTCAATGTTGCAAGCGTAGTTATTGAGAACAGCGGGTGAATCGGGACCAAAGTAATCAATAACTTCTAGGCTGGCTTCACTTACCCCGTTTGCGCGGAGTTGATCCGCTGTTATTTCCTGCGAAGTTTGGGAATAATTGTTGGAGTAAGCCGGGTTGCTGTTGATCCCAGGCGAATAGGTCTGCATCCCCTGGTTGCTGTACTGAGTTGGTGCTACCGGGGAACTGTAATTGGCGGGAACGGTCTGCTGAGTCGCGCTCGATTGTTGACCCTGGAAGGGGAATTGGACGGGCGAACTCAGGAGCCCCACCAGGCTGTTGAACGCCGACTTGTAAGGGTTGTCCGCTTGGGGAGCCTGGGGCGCTTGGTAGGCCTGTGGGGCTGCCTGGTACGCTTGGGGGTACGACGCTGTAGGGCTGTACTGGGGTTGCTGGACCCCCATCTGGGCCTGCATTTGCGGGGCTGGGGCCACCGCTGTTTGGTAAGGCGCCACCCACTGCGAAGTTGTTGCCACCGAAGGTGCCTGAGCCGCCGTTTGCTGCGTCACTGGAGCCGCGTAGCTGATCGGCTGGGTCTGGGATACTTGGGGTGCCGACTGGGTCGGCATTGCGGTATCGGCCTGCATAGGTTACCTCTTTTTGTAGGCTTTCGAGAGTTCGGTAAAGGAAGGGGGTGAGATCAAGTCTCGGATCCGCAGCCATGGGTAGATTTGGTTGCTGCGGATGGGGGGTCCTCATTTCTTGATTTACTAAATCAATAAATGTGGCCATTGCCCTCTGTACTTCTCCCACCATCCGGAACGGGAATCCGCCGAGCATGCCGGCGACTTCATCGTCCGTTTTTGAAGGGAATAAATACTTCAGTGCTTCTATGCTATCAACACCTAACTCCTGAAGGTTTCTGGTAAAGATTGATTGGTTCAGTTTGTCCTGCGTAGTGTCTTCATATACAGGTCCCATCCAGCGCCAGCGAACGGATCTGTCTCCGTCAGGTGCTAATCCAAGAACACCGTCCGGAATTTGTTTTGTTTGAATCGCAGTATCAATTGCTTTTTGAAGTTTCTTTTCATATGTTGCTTTTTGTTTTTCGTATTTAGCCTGTAAAGCCTCATCGTTAAGGTCAGCAGGAGGATCAGGATATTTAATTCCGGAAGCATAAGCTAGTGACTTACGGAAAATCTGCTCCTCCTGGAAAATCATTAATTCAAGACACTTACAAATACCATAGGTATAAAGTTGTAAGCACTTCTTCTTGGCCGTTGCACTTACTCTTCCATAAGCTGATTTAATCTCCGTAGCAGTTACATTAGTAATACTAAGGTCGTCGATGCCACCTAAGGCAAGCCGGATCTCACTACGAAGTTGTTCGGCATACCGAGCCTGATCAGTACTGATCGCATTGGGAGTAATAAAACCAACACGATCTGATGGCTCCAGATTAGCAATAACCCTGGGAACCCGCATACCACTTCCAGGTTTACCGTAATAACCTGGACTTTGGCGAGTTACATTATCAGACTTATATGTGGAACTAGAAAGGCTGAACTCTGATTGGAAGCCGGACTGACTGGAGATACTAGGACGTTGAGGAACATCACCATCGGTTCTCTCAACAATGTCTTGTTTCGGTCGAGAAGAAAGAAGAGTTGGGTTACCAAAGAAAGAAAGGTTTGCCCGGATGTTTTTAACCATCTCATCGTGGGCAATAATTTGATTAGATAACCACTCAAATTCACCGTGCCCTTCAGTACCAAAAGCATCTGGATTGTTAAAAACTTCAACACACGGAATAAACTCCATGGTGTTAACTGTTTTTGTTGTATTACCTAAAGTAGCAAATTCAATTGAAGTATCAAACGTTAGTTCTTGTTCGCTGTGGCACTCTTCAATTTCAGTTGCCGTAATTCGCAACCGCATGTAACGCTTATCGGTTGAAAGGCCGATACCCCCAAAGCCACGGCTAGATTTGACTTTATATGGATAGATAATGATTACTTCTTCTAGATCGCCTTCTGGCGTATAGTAAGTCCGGTACGAATTTTTATCAAACCAATACAAACGGTATGTTTTTTTGGTAGGACGAATATAGAAAAGACCTTTTCCGTATGCCAAAAAGCGGTCCCACATGGAATCAAGCCTGGCATCCAACTTGTTAAATTTAATAACCTGTTGAATAAAATCAAAACGCTGCGTGCCAAAATTATCCTGATGCGGATAAAATTCAACACCCTGACGAATCCCAAACATTTTCATTTGGGATAGATGCGCGTTCAACAGCATGGTATCGGCGCCACCGTCCGAATCCCTGTTGACGACTGACCGGATAAAATCCTCTAAAACAGTTTTGTTTTCGGACATTCGTTAGGAGACTCTGTACCTATTATGCCTCAATTTCGTGACCGGCGTACAGCCTTTTAAGGGTAATTACATCATCCTCGACTTCAACGTCAAAGCGTTCTCCAGGGACAAGCCCCATGTCGTGGCAGAGTTCGTCGGGTAAGGGCACAACGGCAGAACCGTATGCATCCTGATCTAGTTCAATGATGTAGTAGCCGGTAGACATTGCGGAGTGATTTTATAAGTTTAAATCGTCAATACTCTAACTCTAGTTTTCCTCTGGTCATCAACCCATTACAGAGCCAGACGAGCGCGTCGACACAATCATCGTGTGAGCTTACCCCAAAGTTCACAATCTCATCAGTGAGAGCTTGGAATTTACGATATTTGTTAAAAACTATTTTTCTTTGCTCAAAAAGACCCATAATTCCACGGAAACGAGCAACTTTGTCACCACGGAACCCTTTAACTGGGTGCCAATTGATGTTGTACAGCCCGTGGTCACCAAGACAGATACGTTTAAAGTCTGCCTCTAGAGAAGCTTGGTAGGCCACTGCTTCAGACCAAACATCAATGCTGCTGGCACCAGCGTGGTAGTTGTTCCCGTCTTTGTGTACAATTCCCCACTCGTAACACATTTCCATTAAAGCTTCAAGTTTCTCCAGATTTCCCATAATTCGAATGCGTTTGCAATCGATAATATGAATCTTGTCCCCAACACGGCCGCCCAAGACCATAACCGTATAATCATTCCGCTCCCTAACACCGGCGGACAGATCAACTCCTATACCTAAACAATCAAACTCAGTGGAGATTTGTCCTTTAACAATTAAATCTGGTGAAATCGATAGCTCACTGGTTTGAACAATTTGATTTTGATATTGAAAACTAAAACTAATAGGAGCTTGACGACGGCGGTCTTGCAGATATTCCAAAGACCACATGTCCGGCCAGTATGAAACCTCATCTCCGACATCATCAACAGTGATTGCGGATTGAACGATTTGAACCCAGTCATTTACAGGGGTGAAGGTAGTGTTGTGAATGTCGTCGTGTCGGAACCTGGTGCCAAGGCAAATAGCCCTGCCCCCTTCAAACATGGTCGGGACAATAACTGAGTTCCAGTTGTCTTCCATCATTTGTCGGATATCCCGGTTTTTAATATCGTCGGCGCTCTTAACCACGTCGTCGAGTATGCATAGGTGGCTTCGTTTAGAAGTCACAGCACCTTTAAGGCCTGCACAACAAATAGTAAATTCCTCTTCACCAGTAGATTTAATTCCTGCAAACTTCCAATCAATACTCCAATATTCGTTGGAGTTGATCCCCTTGGCAATTTTAACCATCGGGAAAATTTCTCTATAAGCTTTACTTTCTTCAATAATGCGTTTGATTGCAGCGCTCTTAGGTCGTGCAACATCAACGGTATAAGAGATATAAAGAATTTTTAATGGTTTTTTGTGAAGTGCGTGCACCCCAATAGACCAAGCAGTGTATAGGCCAAGTACGGTTGATTTTGCTGATCCTCGGGGAGCCAAGATGTCAATATTGGGTCCGCCAATACCAATTAAGCACTCAGTATTGTCGCCGGTACATAAGTAACGATGCCACTCTTTATGGTGTGCAGCAGGAGGCTTATCTCCAACAACATCACAAAAGTAAGCAAAATCAGTACGCGCTCTTTCAACATCAATTCCGGTAGAGTTTTTAACAACCTGCTGTTTTGCCGCAGCACGTGCTGTTCTGCGGTAAACGGAATACAATGAAGTGCCAGCCATGCGCTTACCTTAGCGCACCAAACCTTAGGATTCCTCTTGTAGTATCTTGGTCCACACACCCATCGAAGCTTCTTGCAGCGGTCCTTCGATGGGGTCGTCACGGAAGATTAAAAGCATTTCTCTAAGAGCACGGTCGGCACCAGCAAGAATTAAACCTTGCTTATCGGTCAGATGCTTTTCATCATTTAGCTGCTTGATTGAACCACGAAGTTCCTTTTGAAGCATGGCAATGCGGGATGCACCCATATCTTGCTTGATCATGCCGAGATCAATGGCATCGCGAAGCTTAGAAATGTCCTGTTGCATGGAATCAATCTCCATCTCCAGGATTCCGTTAAAATTCCTTTTCTTAAATTCTTTTTTAGACCACTCGTCGCACTCGACAATCGTACCCATGAACCCCAAGAAGCGGGCATATAGGTACATTTGTACTGGAGAACTTACTTGTTTACAAAAAGTAAGAAAGGATTCGCGGTCTTTTTCTGTTAAAGACTGAATCCACTTACTCATGTTCGGTAGGCGTTTTGGGCGCGTTCGTAGTTGCGGTTGTACTCAAAATTACGCTGCGTGTATTCCTGCAGGTTTGTTCTACGCTGTTCTTCCGCTTGCTTCCCAATAGTAGCACGTTCTTGTTCGCCCTGTGTTTGGTAACCAAGCCGTTGCTGTTCCCCTTGGGTTTGGTAACCAAGCCGTTGCTGTTCCCCTTGGACTACGTAGCCCAGACGTTCTTGTTCTCCTTGTGTTCTGACAACTCCTGATTGAGCCGCACCTTGCGCTGCAACCACGCCTTGCTGAGCCGCACCTTGTGCTGAAATAGCTGCACGCTCCTGTTCCCCTTGAGTTTCAAGAGTTAAACGTGTTTCAGCAGCGGTGGCTTGAGTTTGACGAATGTCTTGAGTAGTAAAAAACTCTTTGTTTGCTTGATCTAACCGAGCGCCAAGGGTCAGGTTAAGTCGCGATTGAGCAGCTGAAACTTCGCTCAACGCTGTTTGAGTTTGTAACGACTGTGTCGGTACCGCTACCGGAGGCGGCGGTGTTTTTGTCTTAGATTTTGACTTAGATGTACTACTCGTGGCAGGAGGCGATGTTTGAGTTTGTACTGGCTGTGTCGATACCGCTACCGGAGGCGGCGGTGTTTGAGTTTGTACTGGCTGTGTCGATACCGCTACCGGAGGCGGCGGCAGTGTTATTGGCTTAGGTGTTGACTTAGCTTGACTACCCATGACAGTTTTAGTTCTTAATTACCAGTATAACAAGAAGGTTTAAATTACCCCATGCGGAGCATTGTTCCGGCGTATTGGTTAGCAAATTGTCTTGCGGCCTGAGCTTGTGTTGCAGTTGCACGATCACGCTCTGCTTCAGAAGCAGCTGCAGTAGCGATTTGCCCCTGAGCAATTTGGTTTCTTAATGCTTGAGCAGTAGGTGTTTGTTCTTTCCTTAGTAGAAACTCGGTGCTGGCTGCAAGGTTACGAGCAGTTGATTCGGCGGAAGCAGCACTCAGATATGGAAACAAATCTGATAGCTGCTGCCGTGTTGTATTGGAACTCAGTTGAGCGCCAAGTTGTTGTAATTTTAGAATTCTCTCAAAATCCAGTTCTTCTTTACTTTTTACTTCTGGAGAAACGGAGCTGCCTGTAGATAAAAAGTTTTGAGCTTCGTATGCGCCAGGGGAGATGAGTCCAGCGGAAGGTTTATAAGTGAACCCTTTTAACCAACTACTCGTATCTGGCAAAGGAAAACTAGATTGACTATAAGGATTTGAGCCGAAAGAAGAAGAAGAAGAAGAGGCGGCCATCAGCTGTACTGGTATTGGGCGCTCAGTGCGCTGCCAAGTTGAGCGGCGGCATTTGCGCCGATTTGTTGAGAAGTACGATAACCGCTCTGAAGCATATCAGCAGCAGTTGCAATGTTTTGACGAACTTGAGCAGCTGCCATCAAACGATCCAGTTCGTTCTTCTTAACTTGCTCGGTGATCGGCATATATGCAAGAGCGTCTTTAATCCGCTCATTGCGTTGAAGCTGCGCTTCTAACCCTTCAGCAACACGAGCAGTATTGCCGACCCCAGTCGTTACGTCTGCCAACGAAATGGGGCGGTTCAACTGTTGTTGAAGCTGCGACAGTGCTTGTGTTTGATCGAGCTGGCTTTGAATATCTGCAAGTTTCTGTTGTTGCTGTTGAGCAATGGTTGTGGCAGCGCCTACAGTTGGACCAGCAGCTTTACCTGCTAACCCGGTTGCGCCAGCGGCAAGGGGAGCCGCCAATCCGCTAGCAACGTTGCCACCAAGAACAGCTAGAGGTGTTGCGATAGCAGCTGCGGTAAGGGGAGCAACAGGACCCCCTGTTAATTTCATGAGGGCGCTAGTTCCTTGCCCAAGTGCTTTTTGACCTAAAGCCGTTCCCGCTAGCTTAGTTCCAGCAAAACGTCCTAACTTTTCTCCGCCGTAGCCAAGGCCTGCACCCAATCCACCACCAAGTAAAGAAGCGCCTGCAACTTGCAGAGGATTTTGTCCTTCTTGTGCGGCTTGAGAACCCGCTTGCCAAGCACCCAGTGCTGCGGGGATCCCCATTGATGCAAGACGTGCTAACAAAAGTGGATTCATAATTATTCTCTCTTAGTAGTTATTTTAATAGAAATAAGCTTTTGTTTTAGTTAACCAAATGCTCCACCAATTGTCCCACCAATTCCGGGCAATGCAGCCGCAATTCCTGGACCTAATCCGGGAATAAAGCTTGCGCCGATGCCTGCAATCGTTCCTAAAGCCCCACCAATACCACCACCTTGAGCAGGTATCACTTGCTTAGGCAGTGGATAAACAATTGTTAAATCACCACTTTGAGTAACACCGCCGCCTCCACCAACGGTAAGCGGTGATGAGTCATTCTGTTTATTTCGGTTTTGTGCATACGCATCTAAAGCCTGTCCGGCAAACCGAGCGAAATCAGTAAAGGGGGATTTTTTTGTCTGTTGATCTTGTTGTTTGGGTGCAAAAACGCTACTATAATCAGGAATTCCGGGAAGGCTTCCAATACCTTTGTAGTTAAACCCTGAAAAAGAAGAAGGGTTAAAAGTAGGACCAGAAGAGCCAAAAGCGCTGCTAAAGTTTCCTATTCCCTGTCCACCAAAAGAACCGCTACTAAAAGAGCCTGGATTATATTTAAAATCAGTGTCTGGATTAAAAATAGCCATTTACTTAATATAAGGAACAAGTTGTTGCCAGTTTTGCGCTTGAGGTTGACCTAAGGCAGTGCTGGCTTGCTCCAGAGAACCGTGTTTGTGCTTTAAATATTCTACAGGGTTTTCTTTTTTAATCCTGCGTTCTGCAGATTTTTGGAATAGTTTTTTTGCAGCCTGACTTACAGCTGCCGCGGTAACAGCTCCGGCTGCCAAAATTGCAGGTTCTGTATATCCTCCCAACTTCTCTGCAATCTTAACTCCTAATCCCTGTTGACCGCTTATTTTTACATTTGCAAATCCAGGGTATTGTTTTTGTTCTAAATTGTAACCACCTTGCGCATCTGGCCTTGCTGGTTCAATTTTTAATTTTGGTTCAGCTGCTCGCGTTAATGCTTTGATGGCACCAAGTCCAGCAGCCGTACCTAAAACAGCACTTGCTGTAATAGGCACTCCTTTTAAGCGGATTTCAGGATCATTAAGTCCGCGTGCTGTGCCGCGAATGGCGCCCCCAAGTGCAGAAAAAGATTGGGATTCTGGGTCAATAATAACGTTTTTCCCTGGCTCCGGCTTTAACGCCTGGTAGCGTCGATACTGAACAAACGTAGATGGCGCCACGTCAGGGCGTTCTTGCCTAAACTCTTGATAAGGTAAAAGCTGGCTACGTTGGCCAAGGCCATACCGCATTGCTGCTTCCAGTGCAGCGGATCTGGTTTTACGGCCGGATGGGTCTTCTTCTTTAGATACAGGTGCAACAGCTTTATATCCTTTTGGACGCAAGCCTTCACTGATTGGGCCAACTTGCCCACTCATCATGCCTAATGCAACTGGAACAGCCGCAGCAACTGCAGCGCCAGCAAGAGTTGACTCAAGTCCCAATCTGGGGCCGACATGTTGTCCAACATCGCTCATAAGACGATGCATGTTTGTATAGCGCCAAATGTCCTTACGCGTTGCGTTCGTTAAAACATCAGCAGGCACACCAGCAACTAAAGGTGTTGCAGATGGAATATTAAACTCTTCTTTACTACCAACGGAAGAATAGCCACCACTTGGATATACACCTTGGGTTTTTTTAACTGCTGCTGCTGCTTTAATGTTTTTCAGCTGTTCGCCAACTAATCCTGCTGCAGTTCCCTGAGAACTTTGATAGGAACCCCAAGGCTTACGCTGAATGCTACCTTCTAATTTGGCAACAGCCTCACCAACAAATTGTTGTGCTTTTGCCAAACTATTGGTTAAGTAGTTTGTGTTGGTATTTGGATTCATGTTTAATACCGGACACCCGGATTTAACATTCTTTGAACAGTTTCAAATTCAGAGCTGGGGTTTCTATGTACAATTGTAGTTGCAGGATTGTTGTAGTTTTTTGCTAAAGCAAGATTAATCTCATTGGTATACCGTTGTTGTTCTTGCGCAGCATTAAATTGTTGAAGTTGCGCAAAGTCCTGTCCATGCGTATGAGGTGCATCATTGGTTTCAGGATCAATAGATTGAGTCGGCGCCAGGGCTCGTAAAAGGGCGTGAGACCCTACTGCTCCGGTAATCTGTCCTAAAGTCTGTGCTGCATTTCCAGGTACTCCCATAGCAGAAAGACCACCACTTACTGGAGCAGCAATAGCAGAATGAAGACCAACATTGGCTGCTGTTCTCAACGGACCAGCTGCAGGTGTTTGTCCCATTAAACGCGGGACTGCTTGAGATACTGCTGTTCCCAAGGCGGTTTCTGTTGCAACTTGTTTACCTAATTGAGCAGCGGTTTGCGGGCTGCTTAAGTAAGCACCAAGATTTTTACCAGCCATTCGAACTGCTTTTCCAGCGTTCCCTAAAATACTCATGATGTTTGCGTTCCCGTTGCACCTGGATACTTAATTCTACTGGCAGCAGTCACATTGCCATCACCAATACCTTGCCCAGGTTGTTGGCTTTGGTACGCTGCGATGGTTTGTTGCGTAATCATCTCATCTTGAGGAAGAAGACCACGTTGGCCGCCTTGAATATATTTATTAAGAAAATCTTGCGCTAGTGATTGATCTCCAGGATTAGAAAAGTTTGCAGTTCCGCCAAGAGAATCAATTCTTTTTTGTGCTTGTTGTGCGTCTTGTTGTGAATAGGCTTGAGAATAAAACTGCTGAGAAGGAGGATTTTTCTTTAACAATGTAACAGCTAAATTTTTATAGGACTCAGGGTCAGTGCTAGCACGAGAATATGGTCCAATTGTTCCAGCATCTACAGGCTTTTTATCACGAACGGCTTTATCATCCGGACCTTCGTATCTTTGGCTAAAAAACACCATCTGCCTTACTCCTTATTCACCTTTGTGCTTACGAAGTTTTTTAAGAGTTTTAGCTAGGTTTGCTTGGCGCACAGTTGTTTTATCGTACTCATCTGGATTGGCAGTTACCTTTGCAGCAAAAGCAGACACGGACATACCTTGTTCTTCTGCTTTCTTTGTGAAAGCACCTGGGTGTTTAACCGCACCTTGGATCCAATTTTTATCTTCCGCCATAACCCTTGTTACAAAACCTTGGTCTTTTTAGCTACTCTTAATTTAGCAGAGGCAATTACGACCCTGGATTCAAGATGCTGCGAATCATGTCGGAGCGTTGTTTTAACAAGGCTGCACTCTTAGCGCGTGCGCTGCCCGGCTCTGATTTTGCGCGAGTGGAGAACCTGGTACCTAAGGTAGGTTCTGTATAGCCGATAGGCCGTTCCATGGCTTGTTTTGAATAAATCAGTCCTTCTGGAGAAACACGTTCGGGCTGTGCTTCTGCCATTGCCTGACGTTGTGCCGGATCAAAAGATCCAGGATCAATAACATTTGCTGAAACACCTTTAAAAGTGCGGCCTTCGCGGCCCATGATACGCTGCGGTTCAACAGCTGTGCCACGCATTGGGCGTACAGTTCCATGAGCAATATCAGCTAATGAAATGTCATCTGCAGTCAGGATCTCACCAGAGCCGGAATGTTTGTAAAGAACTGGGGTCACATCAGACGGTGAGCCCTGGGATACGGCCAAACCCAAATCGGTCAATGCTTCACGACGACGGCCTACGCCGCCAACTTCTTGTCGGCCTGCGCCACCACCTGCACGCATCCTGTAAAACTCAGGCGTGGCAATGGTTCTTTCTTCAGGTACAGCAGTCATGCCAACAACTTCTCCTGTTGCCTGGCTAATAACTGGAGATGTCTTAGTGCCTTCTAAGACGTTTTCAGGAATGGAGTAAAGGATTTGACTTTGCTTTGCTGATTGCAAACGTGATTGAGCTTGCGCCAGCTCGTTGGAAGCGTTGACAAGTGTTTTACGTTCTGGTTGGCTTAACTGATTAAACATGTTGTTAGTGATTTTTTCAGTTGGCCCCAAACCAAATTGTTTTAAAATTCCTGCTTTAACGTTGCCTAACGTAGTTTGTTTGCCAATAACGTTCCCCTCCAGAGCTTGTACTTGAGTTAAGTTTGATCCTTCCCCTGCACCCACTGCACCAAACGGTTTGAAGAAAGATTTTGTGGGGACAGTTTCACCACTAGGGAGAGTTACATTGATAGGAAGTGCACCTTGAGAACCTGCTTCAAGAAGTGCAGGATCTTGAGTGATGTCGTGCAAACTGGTTACTTGTTTTAAGAAGGTAAGTCCACGAGGATCTTTTTCTGCTCCCTTCAAAACACCGAGCTGTTGCACAGCGGCGCCTAGTTCCGGAGTTAATTTTTGTAAAGCCCCTTGTTCACCTGCAGTCACAATGCGGGGTTCAATCATGCTGGATGTTCCCCAAGCCGGTTCATACTGTTCACCGCTAACCAGCGAAGAGTAGCGTCCGCTTGGTGCAACACCTTGCGCCTGCTGTGTAGCAATTGCTGCTTCTACATCACGAGCGCCTGGAAGTTTTTGAACTTGTTCTCTTAAGAATGCACCAGTTACATCACGTGCTCCAGCAGTAGCGAAGGCGCCGGGATCAAATGGACGCTCAACACGAACCGTTGTTGGCTGTTCTCCGCCAATGGTCCGCACCAGGCTTTTGCCTCCCAGTTTGGGAGCAGCGATTTCTTCGTGACGAACGGGATAAAGAATAGGTTCTGCTGCTGTAAACGTAACTGCTTTAGGTTCAGAGGGAACCATCATCCGAGACGTTTGTTCGCCAAGATCCCGTGTTTGTTCTGTAGGTGTGTACTTAGCTGTCCAAGGATCAGGCGTTTGGCTTAACAGAGAATACTGTTCTGTAGATGGGCTAATTGTTGCACCGGTTTCAGGAGCCTGATAAATGCCTGCTTCTTGTGGAGTAACACCTACTTCTTTAGAACGCAGCGCCATTAAGGTCGCGCCAGTTCCGGGGATTTCCATTTGATATTCGCCACGACTTTGACGTGCTGCAGAAAGCAAATCTTGTTTAGCGGCTTCAACCCGAGCAGTTTGTACAGCTTCAGAAGGAGGAAGTGTTTGCTCCAGGGACTGCAGAGCCCTAGCTCCCCCTTCATATGCCGAACGTGGGCCAAAAGTTTGGCTAGAAGTAATTACGTCACTTTCAGTAACAGGTTTAACTGAATACGATTCAGAAGTAGGAGGAAGGATTGATTCAGCAAGAGAACCAGTGGGAGCTCCTTTTGCAATCTGAATTTGTTGCGTTGCGGAAGGAACAGCTTGCTGGTTATAGCGTTGACCTGTAGTTGGCGGTGTGACATCGCCAGAATTACGGATAATGTCAGGGTCAACAGTACGTCCGCCCCCTAGTCCCCCTAAGAAACTAGAAACACGGTTACCAATATTTTGGGCGTTTTCATTTACAACTGTTTCGGCTGTATTCAAAGCTTGTTGGCCACCAGGGGTTTTAGCAAGCGCTAACCCCGTAGCTACTGCACCGACAGCTAATGCTGCTTTACCTACAGAACTAAGTAAAGAATGTTGGTGTTGGTGCTCTAAGACCTCATTTTCTTCGTCATTTTGGAAATGTTCTGAAGTCAGAGTGGAATCTAGGGTGCCAGCAACTTTAGGGGCGTGGTTGTCTGGAGTAACTGGAGCATTAAAAAGTGAATTTGGAGCGTTATTTTCTACAGCTTCTGGTTGATCGTAATAAACAGAGCCACTAATGCGTGCACCAGGAACATTTACACCTGTTTTTGTTACATTTTTAGCAAAAGAATAGGCATGTGGGGCTGCTGCAAGCTTTTCTTCTGCTGTTTCTGGGTATTTATTACCGGTTGCGCGTGCCCAAAGAGCAAAATCTGCGGGAGAAACGGGCATTTTGCCAAATTACTTTTATATAACTGATTTTAAGTGCTATGAACACGTTATTATCCCCTGTTTGGCCATCAAAAAGCCGTTTTTGGGGTAAAATTTCCGGTAGCAATCAAGCAAACACAGTGAGCAGAAGGGTGCGAAAGGAAAAAAAGAAAGGGGCTGTAGACCCTGCTACGTTTTTATCTTAAGAGGAGACTGATGCGAGCGTTGTGTTTGCGAAATCGTAAGAGATAGTTCCAATTGTTGTGTTATGTGGAGGATAAGAAGAGAAAGCAACGTAACTTTGCGTTGCATCTGACCACTCTGCATACATCCTGCACACTACAATACAATTGCACTTAACTATATACCCTTATCTATACCATAAGATACCTACAATATACGCACATGTCAGCAAATTAACACCATTTATAAAGTACAATACCCCTGTATCTCCCTTGAAATCCCTTGCGCTGCAACAGGTCTCAGTCCAAACGCCAGATGACTTGTTGCGATTAAAATTTTTTCGGCAGAAACTGTGGATAACTTTTTGGTTACTTTTGCAAATCCTAAGAGATAGTTTCACTTGGTTATGTACACAGGGTTGTACTTAATTTGAGGAACCCGGTGTAGTAATTAATACCTGCAAACTTGATAGTTGCCTCCAGGGAACAGCCCTAGATGCAGCTTTCATGCTGCTGTCCTTTACACAAGACATCATGTCTCTCGGTCGTGTACTGTTGCTTGGAACTGCAGCCCTCGGCGGCACGTTCATTGCAATGAAGCCTGAAGCGCGGCAGAAAGTCAAGCAGATGGTAGCTCTTCAGCTCCATAAGATTGGCAACGCGCTTGATCCTCAAGGTCCGCCTCCAATGTGGACCGATAAGGAAGAACCTGACACTACAGAACCCGCTGCTCAAGACGAAAGTATTGAACCAGTGGAAGAACCTGAAGAAGAACCTGAGGAGGAAGAAGACCGCACCATTCATGGTTTTAAGGTCAAACATTAATTCTCCAGGACGAAACTAGAGGGAGCAATCTCTCTAGTCGGCCAGTTTTGCTGGCCCTGATGAGTCCGTTACTTCTTTCACCATGAACGGTCTAACTAATTGGTATCGTGTTTTTATCTTTGGAGCAGGAGCTGTCGGTTTAGGTTGTGTTGCGCTACAGAAACACCTGAACTCTCAGGTGATCGCCAAGTGCAATACAAGTATTTACTCCGTTGAATACAGCAAATCCTCTGTAGGTGACGTAGCACACTGCGTGTCCCGCGCAACGTTCTATGGCCCCGCAACTCCACTCAAAGATTAATCCTTAGATATGGTTTCTTTTGTGTTTAACACCACGCTTGTGGTGCTGCTCATGTTGTTCTTTTGTCTTTAACTTATGGCTCGCTATTCTTTCTATCTTCCTGAAATTAACCAACTCACTGGTATCAGTGAAGAAGATTGGCACTTTCTGTGTGAACTTGCAGCAGAGAATAACACTCCGCCTGCAACGTTTG